AATATCCTTGCCAATTATAGAAATCTAAATACTGAAAATACTTATATGAAGATTAAGCAAATTGCAGAAGATCTTAGAGCTATGGGTATTAGAAATGATTGGTTAATAGTTACTGCAACACAGATAAACAGAAATGGCTATAACTCTTCGGATATTTCAATGACAGATATTGCAGAATCAGCTGGACTTTCTCATACAGCTGATATAATGTTTGGTATTATTCAAGATGATTTAATGAGAGCAAATTCAGAGTATTGGTTAAAAGTCTTAAAGATCAGAGACGGTGAAGGTAAGGGTACCAAATGTAAATTGAATATTAATTGGAATTACATGAGGCTTATTGAGACAGATGACATTACTAATTCAAATTTACACGGAATATAAAAACTACTATGGCAACAAACGATAAAATATTTAATAATTCATTCGACTCTCCAGAATTTGAATTAACAGACATAACTTTTGATCTAGATCCTAATTTTAAGGACAATAGGGATGAAGAAATAAAAATTCACTTCGACATGATCGCTACTAAGATTCATGGATTGATAGAATCATCTAGATTTAAAAGCTTTAATAAAGTAGACGATTTAGGAAGATGTAATAAACTAAAGAAATCAGATATTAATGATGTGTATGGATATATCTCAGATGAAATGGCTGATAAATTTAGTCGTATAGATTTATTCAGTGAACTTTGTGTATATTTCGATATTAACCCAACCAAATTTTACAGCTCTCTTTCAAATGTATACAAGGAAGATCTTATACAAGAACTAGACAAGAAAACAGGAATTTTAGGAAAGAAGAATATCAATAAACTATTTTAATGATTGACCAAAAGACACTAGGTCAAGAGGTCAAAAGGGTTTGGGTTCTTGGCGATTTACACTTCGGGGTAAGGGCTAATTCTATGGAATGGCTAGAAATTCAAAAAGATTTCTTTGAGAATTTATTTATACCTACTCTAATCAAACACGTTAAACCTGGCGATGTATTAGTACAAGTCGGAGATACATTTGATAATAGACAATCTATTAATATCAAGGTATTAAATTATGCAGTTACTTTATTTGAAAGGTTAGGCGAAATATTACCAGTCCACATCATATGCGGTAATCATGATATATGGGCTAAAAAATCAAATGAGATAACGTCAATTGATAGTTTAAAGTGGATTCCAAACGTTCAGATTTATAAAGAACCAGAATTACTAAATTGGAATAATAAAAAGATACTAATGATGCCATGGAGAAGAGATGCAGATCATGAAACATCAACTCTAGCAGATTTTCCACAAACAGATATAGTATTTTGTCATTCTGAGGTTAAGGGTATTTACCTTAATGCTAAAGTTAAGAACGAACACGGTACAGACTCTAATGTATATGATAAATACACGAGGGTATATTCAGGACATATCCATTTTAGACAACAACGTGGTAAGTTATTAATGGTTGGTACTCCATATCAGTTGACCAGATCTGACGCAAACAATTCTAAGGGCTTTGATCTAGTTGATCTATCAAATATGGAAGAATCATTCTTCGAAAATCATATTTCCCCTAAATTTCTTAAGTATAATGTAACACAATTGTTTGATATTACTTTAGGAACGTTTAAGTCACAGATTAAAAATAACTTTGTTGATTTATTTGTACCTAGTCAAATAGCTACAACTAATGCACTTAGCCATTTGATTAATAAAATACAACACATTAGTCGTAAGTTAGAACCTAATATTTATCAAGAAGAGAATTATATTGATAAGGACTTTCATGACATAGAAGAAATAGAAGAGATGTATAAAAATTACAACATCTTGAATCTGTGTGATATGTATGTTGATGGTATAGGTGATGATGAAGAAATGAAACAAAAGCTTAAAGCAAAGTTAAAACAACTGTACACTCAATGTGCATATAACTACGATACCGAAGCATGAGAATAGATTTTATAGAGTTTAAGAATTTCGCAAGTTATGGAAACCAATTACAAAGAATAGATTTTGAAAAAACCAATTCAGAATTATTCTTAACACTTGGTAAAAATGGAGATGGTAAAACTACTATTGCTAATGCCATGATATATGCTCTTTATGGTAAAGTAGAAGGCGTTAAATTATCTGATTTACCAAATAGAATTAATAAAGAACTATATGTTCGTATAGGTTTAAAATGTGGTACGCTTCATATAGAAATAGAAAGAGGTTTGATGCCAAATAAATTTAGCGTCAAACTAAATGGAGTTGAATTTGATAAAGCAGGAAAGAAATCAGTACAAGACTATTTAGAAGAAGAGGTATTTGGTATTCCATATCATGTATTTAAAAATATCATCATATTGTCGGTAAATGATTTTAAATCATTTTTAACAATGTCTAATCAAGATAAAAAACAAATTATTGATAAGATGTTTGGCTTCTCTATTCTTAATGATATGCAACGTCAAATAAAAGATGAGCGTAGACAGGTTAAAATGGATATTGACTCATATGAAAGCGAACTTAACGAAATAATGAATTCTATTGGATCTGTTAGAGGTAGACTTAACACACTTCTAGAAGAATCAAACACTGCTAATAAATCAAAAATAGAAGAATTAAAAACAAGTTTATTATCACTGAAATCTAGCGTAGAAGCATTAGACACAGAGAGAACTAGTGCTGAAAGTGAAATGAATAAATTCAACACACAATATAACGATAAACATTCGGACGCTAAAGATATTAAAAGAGAAATAGATTATCTAAATAAAAAGCTTAAGCTATATGATAGCGGTCACTGTCCAACATGTGAGACCAAATTAGATTCAGAATGGCACACAAATCAAAAGTGTGAATTTGAAGAAAATATCAAAACAAACATGGACAGTATTAAATCTCTTAAAGGTGAGATGGATGTTTTATCAGAAAAGGTAACAGATGCAAGAGAATCAAAGCTAGATTTAGAGGGACACATATCTGATCACAAGGTCACAATGCGTGGACTTAAAGGAGAACTAATGAAATTAAAGAGTACTTCAGGTGGCAAAGACTTTGATCATTTAAGAAATCTTATTACTGAGTTCGAAGAAAAAGAAGCTACTAAATCCAAAAGCAAAGACACTTTAAATGGTGATTATAGTTTTATGGAAGTAGTAGAACAAATATTAGGAGAGGACGGAGTTAAGAACTTAGCTGTTAAGACTATTTTACCAGGACTTAATACCAATATCGCTGCGATGGCACAAACAATGCACTTACCATTTCATATTAGATTTGATGAGAAGTTCAATTGTATTATTAATCATTTAGGCGAGGACATTAATCCAATGACTTTATCTACAGGTGAGAGAAAGAAAGCAGATTTTATTATTATCATTGCGATCATCAAAATACTTAAATTAAGATTTCCGCAATTAAATATGTTATTCTTAGATGAATTATTATCATCAGTTGATCATGACGGTGTTTACAATATACTTAAGATATTAAATCAGGTAATTAAAGAAAATAAGATCAATACGTTTGTGATCAATCACACAGTATTACCACATGAAATCTTTGATAAAAAGATTCAAATATACAGAGAAAACGGGTTCTCTAAGTTATCTATAGAAAGCATAGAATAATATCATGATATATAGAATAACTATTAAATATATAATTTAACTAAGTGGCTACATACAATCTCAAATTCAACAAGGATGATAGTGTTATCAGACATATTATTATAGGTCTATTAGCAGATCTTAACAGTAAGTTAAGTTTTAAGAGACAATTAAGTAATGATAACAGAGTTGTTATTGATGTTCCTTTTTTCTACTCAGTGAGTGGAGATGAGAACTTCTTAAAGGATGCATTCTTATTTTCAAATGCAAATGGAATTGGTTGTGATCCAGATGGTGAATTCGCCGATGGTAATTATGATAAAGTACCAAGAGGTATTGTTAATCTAACATCTTTTGCTGTAGATCCAGCAAAGCTAGTTAATAAAAGAAATTTAGGTAACTATAATAGAATTAACGATGAAGGCTTCATGGAAGGTTTCGTTGCAGAATTTCAAATGATTCCAGTTAATGTAGGTGTTGATATTGAAATATTAGTTTCAAGTCAACTGGATTTATTTAAAGTAACAGAAGCATTAGTTAAAAAAATGTACAAGGCTAATTTCTATCACGTAGATGCTGGACATATAGAAGACGGAACATATAGAATAAGTTCTCAATACATGATGCCAGACGATTATACACAAGAAAGACCAATAGAATATGGATTTGATGATAAAGGAAACAATAAGGTTACTTTTTCGTTAGAGATAAATTCATTTATTCCTGACTTTAAATTTGAAGAGGATCAGATTAAAAAATACACAACAGATTACTTCGCGACAGGTGTAGTTGGTGATTATGGTAATCCTAATGGATTTGTTTCAGGCGTTCCTGTAGGACATACATATTGTGATAATAGTACAGGTGCTAAATGGGAATATAATGGAACAGATTGGATCCAAATTGGTAACTGTGGCGATTCTGAATCTCAATCATTTGGAGAAAAACTTGAAACGAGAGAAGAGGTTGTTAACGTTACTAGAAGAAGAAAACAGAGTAATAGAATGTTCACAATCGGAAACTCTAAAATAAACTTAGAAGACAAATTAACCGACCAAGATAGAACAATGTTGGGCGATAATTATAACGTCACAGGGCGTGACTTACCATTCGAAGAATAATAGAATGATATATAAAGTAAATAAAAAATCTTAAACAAGATGGCAAAATTAAATAAAAACATTATTTCCCCAGTATTGGAACATACAAATGGCTATGTTTTCAACGTTGCTGGCCAAAATTTCAAAGTAGTTGGAAGCCACATCGGCGTATTCAACGAATCAAATGAGGCTTTCAATTCATTACTGTCAGGACAGAAAATGTTTAACATCAGTGAAAATACTGTTGATTTCATATATGACTACAATAGTAAAAGCATAGTTTCTTCAATAGACGAGAGTGCGTTTGACAATTTCAACAAAACACTTGAGACACAAGAAAAACTAGACTTTCTAAAAGAAAGCACTAAGACTGTAAAATTAGGAGGAGGATCAAGCGCAGAAGCTTTAAACGAAGCATCGAATGAAGTAGCTCTTTTAGAGGCATATCTTTCTACATTGGTTAAATCACCTAGAGGAATTAAATTCACATACAATGTTAATGAAAACACATACTTTGCTAATAACGCTGAATTATTAAATCATGGCTTTGGTATAGTAGAAACAATAGCATCTGCAGGATATATCAAATATCAAGATAAACCATTACTTAGATTATTTGAAAATACTTGTAAAAATCACGCGGCTTATAAAAGATTAGATTTCTTAGTAGAGTCAAAATCTAATAACATATCTGTTACTACTATGAAAGCAGGACACAACGTATATGTTTGGAGAATGAATGAAACTACAACTATTGGTAAATTTAGTAAATTTTTACCTGACACTGCAATAGAATATGTTGCAGAACAAACAGGAGCTGATGTAACTTATTTAGTTGAAGATCTTTTAGAATCATTTTCAGAAAGAAGAGAAGCTAAAAGAAATAAGATTTCACTAATGCACGAAATGATCGCTTTCTTAAAGGATCAAAAAGGTAGAATTGCCGAAGCAGATAGAAATCTTCCAGATATTAAAGCAGCTGATAATTTAATTAACACTGAAATCACTAGATTGAGTGAAGAACTTACAGATGCACAAAACGAAGAATTACTTGGACTTTCTGATGGTTACCTAAACGCTACAGTTTCTAGAGAAGCAGAAGGTTTAAAAGAAGGTGATCCTATTAAAGTCGATGCAGTAGAATATGCTTCAGCTGGAAAAGACGACACATTAACTGTTTTTGCAAACGACGAACCTCTTAGAATTGAAAAGTTCAAAGTTGCTTTAGAAGCAGGTGCAGGAGTATAATCCCCACATATAAATTATAAAAAAGCCCGTTTGGAAACAAATGGGCTTTTTTGTGTATAACCCTAAACTAAATAGGATTAATGGCTAGAAAAAAGAATTACCTCAACAATAAAGATCTTTACAACGCAATAGTAGAATCTAAAGATCAAGATAAATTAACACCCACAGCAGAGAAGATGTTAATATTACTTGCAGAAAGAGCAATAAATAAATTAACATACGTAAATAGTGACGATAGAGATGATTGTTTACAATTCGCTATGTTAGATTTACTAAAATACTGGCGTAATTTCAATCCAAAGTATACTAATGCATTTGCATATTTTACAGAAATAGCAAAGAGAGGTTATGCTAAAGGATGGAATAAAATACACCCACAAAAATATAAAAATACTCTTTCAATGGATAAAATCTCATCAAGAGATTCTACAGGTGAAGGTGGAATGTTTAACATATAATGTCAATAAAAAATGTCAAGCCAACTAATAATTCAGGATTTGTACAAGGGTATTTCATACCAACAAAGCCAGAGAAGTATATTGGCCCGACACCAATTATATACAGATCATCTTGGGAAAGAAAGTTTATGATAATGTGTGATACTAAAGATAATGTTGTTAAATGGGCAAGTGAACCAGTCGAGATCAAATATATCTGGTCCTTTGACAAAAGAGAACACAAATATTATCCTGATTTTTATATGAAAACAAAAACTGAAGAAGGATTTGAAGAATTTCTAGTTGAAATCAAACCTGAAGCACAGATAAGAAAGCCAGAGCCTCCAAAAAAGAGAAGTAAAGGAGCAATCAAATCATATAAGTTTCTAGCAGAGCAGTATGTTAAAAATATGGATAAATATAAATATGCCAAAGCCTGGTCAGAAAACAGAGGTTGGAGGTTTATTGTGCTTACAGAAAAGTCACTTAAATAATGGGTCAAATTAAGAAAGACATAAAACAATTATCTAAATCCGCAGGTAGCATGAGTAAGGCTATTAATGAGGCTAAAAAATGGTTTGACAAGGGTAAAACAAAAAGTATCGCAGATACTCGTAGACCCTTTTTACCCGGAAAGATATATGTCTTTGAATATAAAAAACCTAAGCATATTGACAGGATAGCATGGTTTGATGCCAATCCTGTTGTTTTAGCGTTAGATCCAACAGAAGCTGGAAACGATTGCGGTATAAATCTAAATCTTTTACCCCCTAAAATTAAAGAAGATCTATTAGATTTTGTTTATGAACAAATGAAAAGTCAAATAGAAAATCAAAAGAAGGGCGGATCATCAGATAATGCAAAAAAACAAAGTGAACTTAAGTTTACTTATGAAGGTGCAAAAAGATTTTTAAAGGAGTATGGTTTTGATTTTGCAATAAGACAATACATTCCAAACCTCAAGACAAATCAAAAAATGGTCTCTTATGAAAGTTGGGCAAAGATAGCTATTCTAGACTTTGCGGATATAAATGGTAGTGATATAAACAAGATCCAGGAAGCATTTAGAAACCACTTAAAGAAATGAGATATATAAAACATAACATAAATTAAAAACTATGGCAGGATTTACAGAGAAGAGAAACGGACCATTGAGCGTAAACACAAAACCGTTCAGTCTCTCAAGCGCACTTAAAACGCTGAGTAGCTTCGGTATGCGTTACGATGACTTAGTACTTAGACAGTCACAAGCCATTGGTCCAATGGAGGACCAGATCGGTTATGGGGAAATGAACCCATTCGGTTATGACAATGACGATATTTATGGTGCATTCGCAGCAATGTCAATGACTGACATTAATCTTAAAAAGAATATTCCATTCTTTGACAAAGATTACATAAGTAAAAGAGACGAATTAAGAAGATTCTCAACCAACGATGAAATCGAAGATATTTTAGATATTCTTTGTGATGAAACTATAGTATATGATGAGAAGAATTTCTTCGCTCAACCTGAAGTTTTAGGACTTGATATATCTGATAAAGTAAATAAAGACCTTAACAGATATTTCAGACAGATCTATCACTACTTTGGTTTTACAGAAGATCAATCAGCATGGTATTATTATAGAAAATTCTTAATAGATGGTTACTTATCATTTGAAATAATTTATTCCCCTGACCAAAAAGAAATTATAGGTTTTAAAGAGCTAGATCCAGTTACGTTAATCCCAGGATATAACAATGATGATGGTAAGAAAGTTTGGGTACAATATAAAGATGATCCAGTAAAAGAGAGAAAATTGTATGATTCACAGATCATATACATCTCTTATTCGTCTATCACAACAGCATCGAGAGTCTCTTACTTAGAAAGATTAGTAAGAGCATTTAACCTACTTAGAATTATGGAACACACTAGAGTGATCTGGTCTGTTACCAATGCATCGTTCAGAATGAAGTTTATTATTCCTGTCGGTGGTAAATCTAAAACAAGAGCAAAACAATCGCTTTCTCAACTTATGAATTCTTACAAAGAACAAGTTGATTTTGATTGGGACTCGGCTTCTCTTTCAACTGACGGTAAACCAATGCTTCAGTTTAGTAAAGAATATTGGTTACCTTCTAAAGACGGTGATTCACCAGAAATTGAAACACTTGGTGGTGAAGGTCCAGAACTAAATGATACAGAAGCACTTAAATACTTCTCAGATAAATTAAAACATGTATCTAAGATTCCATTTAATAGATTCTTATATGAAGATGGTGGTGGGGAATTTAACCTTGCAGCCGATGGTATGATTAGAG